CTAGCAGCTAACTTAGCAAAGAGTAGAATTCCTATACCAACAATAACCAAGAAACGTGCAAGAGGATTCTCTTCGATTACTTGTGCAAAGTATTCAAGAATATCAACTATCTGTTCCAGAACAGGAGCAAACATATCACCAATTACAGAACCTATGTCTTCAAATGCCCAAGAAATATCTTCAAGACCAGCTTCCCAAGCAAGTGAACCAGCAAGTGCTTTCTCCATTCCAGTCAGGAAGGGACGAAGAGCTCTGTCGATGGTCCCTCCTAACCTCATCATGTCTCTACCAGTAAGCCTTAGACTTAGACCTAATCTGTACACCAGTTGTTCTGCTTCAGTAAGTGGTTCCAGATTGCCTTTGACTGTGAACAGTAGGTCAATAGGGAACAAAGCTATCTCTCACCTCTCTCACAGAAAAAGAAAAGGGAAGTTGGAACAAGGTTCATCTTTTCCTCACCGCTCTCCTTTCACGCTCTTTCTGTTCTTCTAGTTCTCTCACTATCCAGTTGAATTGAGGAAGAGTGAGTTTACGAACATCATCAAGCGTCCAGTGCATGTGGTACATCACCTGAAATACTGTCCTCAAGACTTTGTTTTGAAAAAATTTTCTAGTCTCTGTATTGACTCTCTGTCTAGTTCTGAGAACTTCTGTATCTCCCATGCTAGTAACAGTAGTGTAGTGTGCTTAAGTCTTCGTACTTGGTCAACTGTCAACTTAGGTTCCACAAGGCACTTGTATACTAACCAGATGTATTGTTCCAACTCTGAGTCTTTTGCTACTTTGAGTATGTCTGCTAGTTCACCAACAGTGATCTTCTTTATCTTTACCTTCTTACCTTCAACAGTAATGATCTTCTCTCCTTCAGCAGCTGATAGTAACTCCGCTGCTTCAGCAAATTCTTTACCCTCTGCTATTGACACGCATTTCCACCTCCTTACTTGGAGACTGAATATACGCCCTTACTTGGGCATTCATATGCCAATTTAGACAATAGCTACTGTCTTTGCTCTGAAGTCATAGTCTTCTTTTAGTACACCATCTTGTGGTATATCAACTGAACCTCTTTCAAACACACAGTCATAGCAATAGATTTTTACAGAACCAGAGTCAAAGCACAAGTTGAATGTTGAAAGTGAAGTTTCTCCTGGTGCAACTAGTTGAAGATAGTTCTTGTCTATCCATGCCTTTGATATTGAACCTGTTACTTCTTCATTACCAGTCACCAAGTCTACTGGTCTCCTTGAACCTATTTGGTAGTAGGCTTCCACATTGGTAGCTATTTCTACTGAAGCAGAGTCAGCATATCCTATTTGTACACCTTGGTAGTATATTTTAGCATTCCAACCTTTATACACAGGCATTCTATTTCACCAAGAAGGAGATGTTGCACTTGCATATTTAAGTCTAGCTTATGGAGAATGATAGAGCAGTAAAGTCATAGTCTTCTTTTAAGACTCCATCCTGAGGAACAGAAATCGAACCCTTCTTGAGCTTACAATTGTTAAGTGTTAGTGTCATTCCTCCAACTTGTACTTNCAAAGTAAAAGTACTAAGCGTGCCCGTATTTGTCAAGAGAGATAGATAAGTCTTATTTATCCAAGCACGTGAGAAAGTACCAGTGATGTCAATTGGTCCTTCAATAGTAGTCACAGCTTGTCTGTTTCCTGCAGCAAAATAAGTCTCTAAGTTGTGATCAATATCAACAGTTACTTCATCTACATATCCAACTTGTTGGCCACTGATGTATATCTTAGCATTCCACCCTTTGTATACTGGCATATTATGTACCCTCCTCTCTTTCTACTGTGAATCTTACAGTAATTGTCTTTCTATGTAACATATACTCTTCATCCAAGGGCAAAGTAGATATGCCCACGACATCTACATCTATCACTTTATTTGAACGTAGTGTCTCTTTGCTGTCGAGAAGCGTGCGTAATACTATCTCAGCATACTTGTCCCTTAGCTTAGTACCAACATATGTCTCACCATCTATCATTGCCCTGTCTTTTACGCCAACCCAGATGTCAATGTCATAGGTAAGCACATAATAGTCCGCTTTCTTGTCTGGGCCCCATTCTCCTATCCCTACTGTGTCTACATTACCAGAAACTTGAGTAACAGATATCCTAGGGAATGTTGCGTCCATGCGAGGGTAATCTGCATAAATAAATTCACCTGAAGGATGTGGATTAGGCACATTGCTCCGAAGTAGGTTAACTATTGTGCTTGTAAGATTAAGCAGCACGGATATGCACCTTCCTAACTAGTTTAGCTATTCCTCTCTTCTTTTTCTTGAGAATTTGTACAAGTCTGCTTATATTAGCTTGTGCTACATAATAGACAAATGGATTGTAAACTCTCCAACCTGTCTGTTGTACACGTTTTACTACAATCCATGTACGAGGACCACGTTTCTTCTCATAAGTAGCAGAAATACTTGGTGCTCGTCTCTCTGGTGGTTTGACGATTTCTTTCCTAGCTAAAGGAAATGCAAGAGCTTCTTTCCGTTTAGGTACAATCACAAGACCACCTTTCTGTCTAGGCATATCTCGTCTATGAAATAGTTGTATTGCCATAAATGCTCTCCATGCTGGACTACCTTGGTTAGCAGCACCTGGCACGCCAATTGCATCATAATGTCTTCTTTCTAGTTTCACTGTTACTATCTTTATATGACTCTTCACAAAACCACGTCTCTGCCTAGGATCTGGTCCTTCATAGACTGGACACTTTGCAATAACTTGTGGATAGATAGCTCGTTGCCACTCAGAGAAACCATCTAGAATAGCTTGAGGTAGTCTCTTGAACTGAGGCCATTTCAACCAGAATGTGACAGAGTGAATTACTACTTTCCTTGGCATTATACCACCCTCTTCATGAGTGCTCTCTTGTACATTAACTGTTCTCCAAGGTAGTAGTCTTCTATCCTATCTATTCTCCAAGTCTTATTGTTCCATTTGACTATATCCTCTACTTGAACTACTACTGTTTGTCCTTGCACAATGTAAGAAGGAAGAAAATAACCCCAAGCATCTCCAACTTCTGCAAAACCAGGTCTCATGTACACTAAGTCTTCTGCTGTTACTTCTTGTATTTCAGCATCTATTTGGTACGAACCAACAAGTGTTTCTTCTGTTTGTCCATANGGGTCTGTACTCTCTGTTAGAGAATACTTTTCAAGAGTAACTTTCTTTCTGAACATGTGNAGNAGTTTTCTCTGTGGTGGNATTTTCATTNACTTCACCTTGCTTCATCGTCTCTTATGTTTGCATCAGATGCCAAGTCTTCTGNTTCAAGGACAGTACCAGGTCCATAGTANCTAGCACCACTTCTTGGAGATATCATTATCTTCTTGTAATTGACAATGTCCATTGGTATNTCTGTCATNTGATAGATAATACGTCTAAACTCATTCCTCAACTTGTCCCATGGTTGCTCTTGTCTTATTCTTACATTGCCAATAGCTAGTTGTTCTGGGACTAGAAATTCTTCTCTTGCTACCCATAACATACCAGCATAGTAGGCAGTTGCAAGTGAAAGAAGATTCCAATCTATTGCACATGTGTAATAAGCATAGGAGACTGTCATCTTGACAAAAGAGGTAGGTATAGCAAGAAGTTTTATCACACCTAGTTCTGGCCATATCTTCTCCACTGGAAGTGTATAACGCTCTTCTAGGTTAGTGGAAGGATAACAGTAGACTTTAACATCTCCAGAAGTTATCTGCATATCAAAGTCTCTATCAGCCAAGTACTTGTGACTCAAGACAATAGTCATCCCATCTGGATGCACGTCTTCTTCATCAACGTTGATTTGGACATAATGTACAACTACCTGTTGTGCTTTTTCTATCAGTTCATCTAGAACAGAGTCTGGTGCTTCGTCTACTGAAAGACCTAGAAGATCTCTCACGTCTTGTGCTGTCGTGTACATCTTCTCTACCTATAGTCTCTGTACACTAACACAATATAAAAGCTTTTGGAAGAAAAAGAAGGAACAGAAAAAACAAATTTGGACTTTACATCCACACAGGGATGAAAGTCCGATCAATCTTGGATAAACTGGGTACTACTAAATTTAAGTTATGTTAGTTATCTTGACACAGGCAGATGAGTCTGTTAGAGCAACACCATATTCAGTGTAGAAGTATAGTTCTATTGAGTCTGTGTCAGGATTGTCCCATCTCTTCATGTCTAGGCGTCTGCGAATAGCCATCCAACCTGCACGGTCAGGATCAACCACTAGAGCAGTGCCTTGTGATATCTGGGTTGTAACTAAGACTTTCAATCCAGCAATCTTACCAATTTCTCCATTGAGTATTGGTTCAGCACTTCCATACTTTGAAGCATCCATGAATAGGTCAGTTGTCAAGATTGCTTTTAAGTCGTTTGGATGAACTACCAAGAACTTTGGTGTCCAGTTGGCAGCACGTATCTTTGCAACAGCAGCAGCTATAACTTTGTAAGCATTCACTGACCATGTGCCTTCTGNCTGAGCATTGACAGTGTTGGTTGTCGTTAATAGAGCAGTGATTATGTCAGAGTCTTCTTTGTACGCAAGAGCGTAACCAGCTTCTGTTATAGCATCTTTGATCAAGTTCAGTTCACAACCTTCAATAGCTTCTTGAGTTATGACAGCCCATGTGCCAACCTTTGATGGTGTGATTGTCGTAGCAGTGTAAGCTAATGTACCAGCCTGTACTGAAGTCTTTAGGCTTGTTCCTTCTGAAACAGAACCAGCTTGTAGAGTACTTCTGCGACCGACAACTATTGAACGACCTTTTGTCCTCACAAGGTCTTCATTGATACGCACTAGTGCACGACCAAAACGTCTTGCCCGTGCAGCCTCTTCTACCTCATCAAGTATTACCTTTGGTATCAAGTCAGCTATCTGAGATATGCCTGTAGTACCCAATTCCTCTAGACTTTTCATTTTACATCTCACCCTTCTTAGGTGACAAGAGAAGAAAGGGCGTGTACATATTTAAGTCTTTAATCTTCATGTTTCTCTGCTTGAGAAGGAGAATTGACACGAGGTATCAGATCTTTTAGGATAGCATATCGCACTAGTTCACCCAAGTGTACTTCCTTCAATTCTTCTCTCAATCGTTCACGTTCTTGTAACAGTCTCTGTTGTTCCTCAGCTTTTCTACGTTCTTCTTCCAACTTCCTCTGTTCAGCTTCAAGTCTTGCTTTCTCTAGTGCTAGAAGAGTATCTACTACTTTAGACAACTCCTTCACTTTTTCCTCTAAAGCCTTCACATCCTCTGTCATGTTCTCACCCAAATAAATTGGAAGGAAGAGGTTTAGAACTTCTTTTCCATCGCAAGCTTTCTGAGTATCTCTGGCCAGTTTTCTTTGAGGAACTTCATTATTTCTTCTTGTGTTGGTTCCTTTCTCTCTTCCTTAGGTGTCTCTTTAGGTGTTTCAGCAGGCTTTGTTTCTACTGGTTTCTCTTCTTTGACTTCAGCTGGTTTTGTTTCAACAGGCTTTTCTTCTGGTTTCTTCTCTTCTACTTTTGGTTCTTCCTTCACTGGAGTTTCTGTTTTCGTCTCTACTTTTGCTTCGTTCTTTTCCTCTTTTGGACATTCAGCACATGGTTCCTTTGACACTTCCACCACCGGTTGAGTTACTTGTACTTCCTCCTTTTTAATGTTTTCAACCGTAGGGATGGAAGCAGAATTTTCTTCCTTGACTTTTGAAGCTAGTTTCTTAGCATCCTCTTCTGGACCAGAAGGAACTTCAAGTTTTCCAGGTTCCATGTCAGTGAATTCACGCCCACCAGGTGGAGCATGTTCAGCAGCTGCAGAAGCTGGTACTGGATATTTCTCCTTGCCTTCTATTGGTACACACTTCCCTTCCTTTTCATCCCACACTTGTCCTGGCGGACATTCTTTCTGTTTCTTCGCTTGTTCCTCTTTCCCTGCTTTCATCTTCTTGAATGCTTCAGCACATTCCTTCATTCTTTTAGTTACTGGCATTGTCTTTGACTCTTTCATACATTTCTTCATGAATGTTTTGTAGTCTTCAGCTAAGTCCATTGAATCAATCAGTTCATCTATCTCTTGCTCAGAAAGCGTCGGGTATCCATAATATGGATAATAGGGATAATAACCATAGCTATATCCATAGTATGGGTAGTACGGATAGTAGCCATACTCACCATATGGATATCCATAATATGGGTAGTAACCTGGATAGCCATAATAGACAGCCACTATTTTCTTTTTCTTAGCTAGCTCAGTGAGTTCATCGAGTGTATTGAACTCTAACTCTTCTCCTTCTTCAGTAACTGCTAGTCCTTTCTTCTCTTTGGCTTTCTTCCCTTCTTTTGGTGTTGGATATCCATAGCCATAGTATGGGTAATAAGGATAGTAGGGATAGCCATAGTTAGGATAGTACGGATATCCGTAGTATGGATAGCCATAGTAACCATAGTAAACAGCGACAACTTTCTTGCCTAGTTCTTTGAGCTTCTTGATCTCTTCTGGAGAACTCATTTCAAGAACAACCCAGAGTGATTTCTTCTCTGGTTTCTTGGCAGTACCCTTCTTTGGTTTTGGATATGGATAGTACGGATAGTATGGATAGTGTGGATATGGATATTTGCCATAGTAAGGATATGGATATGGATAACCATAGTAGTATGTCACAACTTTCTTTGCCAAGTCTTCAGGCAATTCACTGAGAGACTCAGCTTCAATGACAGCATACAACTTTGGAGGTTCTACTTCAGTCAAGTCAACCTCTTCTTCCAACTGTTCTATGACTTCTTCCTTTTCTGCAGACATATTGATCACTTCTTGAGTACCTTGATGACTTTCTATATTTAAGGCTTCTTTCGTTGTATCTTTCTTTAATAGTTTAGAGAGTTCTTCCACAGCAAAGATGAAACACTTCTCACATGCTGGACTCTTCACAAGAGAGAGTTCGTTAAAGACAAAGTTGAAACCAATTGCCTGTTTCTCATTCAATGGAAACTTATCCAACCAAGTAGAACAAGAGACAGCAGGAAACTTTCCTTCTTTGACCATCTTTATTGCTTCTGGATCAGTTACTTCAGCTTGGAAGACAAGAGCCTTCAAGACAGGATCATAATAAGCTTTTAAGACTTTACCAACTTTCCTATCTTTGAAGTGCTCGTCCTGTCCATGTTCAACTAACAATGGTTTTCCTTCCAAGTCCTTTGCAGCCTTTGCAATTTCCTCTGAAGGGTAAAGTACATTCTTCCAAACACCTTCTGCAAGAGCAACTCCAGAGATTATCATTTTGTCCTTGTGTTCTTCATAAGTGAAGAATGGAGACTCTGCTAGAAAGACACTCTCTCGTGTGATGTTCTTAGCACTCTTGAGTAACTCTTCCAATTCCTTCCTTTCAGCTTGGAGTTCCTCAAAGATACCTGAGTTATCTTCCATAAGACATCACTACTCTTTCTTTCTTCTGTTCATATTTAAGGTTACTCTTCACCCTCTTCTAATATCTCCCAGATCAGTCGTCTCAAGTCTCTCTTTCCTTCACATTTGATAGATAACTCAACTGGTATCACTATGCTTCCATTAATAGTAAAGCAAGAAGAGACTTCGTGAAGAGTATCACCTATTACCTTCAATGACTCTTCCACACGTTCAAAAGGAAACCCAGTTACATGAAAATCAGTCTTAAAAGGTGCAATCAAAGAACCATAAACAGGTAGACTTATTTCTTTACTCTCAAAAGGATAGCCTGTAACTGAAGTACTAACAGAAAAGAGAGAAAATGGATTTCCAATAACATTAACCTTGAAAAGAACTTTCCGTCTCCAAATAGGAATATATCTTTTGATTACTTTGACTATCTTCTTGATTAATTTCTTCAACTTAAGTTTAAAAGAAGAGAGCAGAAAGTTACCCCAAGGTTCTGCCATTCCTTGTGTAATACTCATCAAGGTGACTCCGGAATGAGTTCAATGACATTGCCATCTGCATCTTTGACCATTCTGTACTTGAAAATTATTTGTCCATTCTCTTCATAGAGAATATAGTCTCCAACAATTATTCTATGCAAGGTGTCATGTTTCTTAACGACAGAAAGATCTTGTTTGAGAGGTTGACCAGTCTGTTGTTCAACCAAATCTGCAATATCTTGTTTGTCTTCTGGTGCAAGTCCTTGAGTAAATACTGTTTGAGTCAGAGAAGATGTCATTAAGTTGATCACAACAGTATAGTCACCAAGTGTAGGAACAAACATTGGTTGGTCAGGGTCTTCTGGGAACAAATTGCCAACTATAGTCAGAGTATGATCTCCTTCATACGGTCTAATTCTCCAACCTAGTTGATTTTGAAAGAAGAAATAGCTACCAGCAGAAAGATTGCCTCCAAGAGGATCTCCACCTACTGTCCGAAAGGGAAAACGAAGTTTGTTTAGTTCTGGATCGCTTAACCATTGTCTCTTAGCTTCAGAATACAAGTCTGCTTTAACATCCAACGAAGTAATTCCATAGTTAACGACTATGAGTTTAGTCTCTGGAAAGAAAGTTACTTTAGCCATTTTCACTCACTGGTATTAGTTCTTTCATGTACCTCTTGAGGACATCTGTCCATGCTTCTTCTTCAGTTTCAGATCTTCTGACAATTCTGTTATGTTTTCCTTCTTCGTCAATATCCCAGATGCGAGCAAATTCTTCCCAACAAGTAAAACCTTTCTGCTTCTCATAATACTCTTTGATCTCTTCAGCATCATGATACGGTCCTCCCTCTGCCCATGTTCTTATTCGGTAAAGAAAATATCTAACTGTGCTTCTAGGCATCTTGAGTATATCAGCATCAGTAAGCAATTGCTCACCCCACGTAAAATAACAAGGAGTTTATGGATTGGAGTAGTTTCTTTCTTTAGCAGCGTTCAATGGAAAGCTTAGTCCTACTGCTCTTGTGATAGTGAATTCACCCATTACCCAACATGCTGTGTTAAGACCAATAGCTACAATGACTACATTTGCATCAGTGCTTGGTGTCCTTCCGCCTTGGTTGTTGAAGTCATAGTCAAATGTGAACTCTACATATGATTGACCATTGATTGACCCCTTGATGTCATTCCCATTTGCATCCTTTACTATAATAGCTGAAGTAGTATCAAATGTTCCTTGTGGGACTTCTTTAAAGTACATACAGTAATAGGCATCTGGGTCTGACTGGAGAATATCATTGAACAAGATCTTACCAGCAGAGACGAATGGATAGGTTCTCTTGGTTGTAGTCTTTGGTACACCTTCTTCATCTAAGCCTCCACCGTCAACTGTAATGTCATAGAAGTTGATCCTAACTTTGTCAGAAGCTTGTATGTTATCAATGAATACACCAGGAGCAGTCTCCAAGACATCACCAAGGAATGAACAGAACTTGTTTGCTAGTCTACCAATTATAGTACCATAGTTTTCTCCAAGAGTGTTATCATTAATGTTAAGAGTACTTCGCAACTCATGTTGACAGAACTCGTAGATCTGCTCAAGAGTACCATAAGCACCATTTACTCTTCTGTTGAAGGCATAGTAACCAGTACCTATCTGTCTCTCTCCTGGATAACGTTGCCAGTGTGTTGTGTCTTGGTGAGGAGGAGTAGCTGAACCTTGAACTGCAGAAATGCATCTCCACCAACGACCAGGTGATTCAAAAGTATTGTAAACAACGTCATCTACAGCATAAGTTCCACCAGAGATCCATGTTTCAAATCTATTGCCTCGTATGTAGTCGATTGTCATATCAATGTATGGATGCTGAGTCTCTATTGTGCCATCTGGAGTTGTCACTTTAATGTCTACTGCGTTAACTAGAGGCAACTTATAAACAGTATAGTCAAGACTAGACAAGTTCTGATCTTTCAAGAGGTTACCTTGTGCATAAGTCTTGCCCTGTTCTCGTAGGAAGATCTTGAAGAAGTTTCTGTAGTTTACATTGCCATGGCCAGCATCACCATAGATCTTTACCGGTTCATTTATTTCATCTGAATAGTAGAAGTAAGTGAACGACTGGTTGAAACCAAACACTTGTTGGTAGTAACCTTTGTCAGTTGAAGAAGCAAACCTACCACCCAATGAGACTATACCCATGTACTCTTCTTGTGAGTTGCCAGAAGCATCACGTAAACACCAACCTCCATCTCGGATAAGTCTCTTAGTCGTTGCATCATACCAGTCCCAACCATTGACTAAGTCCATTTTCACAGGCGTAATAGCATCAAATGGAAACTTCAATTTGTTTAAGTCTGACTCAGTCTTCCAAAGTTCTTTGCATTTAGAATATACTGCTTGTAGTGTTACTCCAGACTGAGAAGCTGGTGAAGTGTCACTCAAGTTGCCTGTAGGAACTAACTGTATTTTCTTTGTGTCTGTATGAATTATTATTTCTGTTCCTCTACGCAAAGCATCTGGGTCAACTATTTTTGCCATAACAGACCACTATCTCCTTTCTTTCTACTTTTCATATTTAAGGATTAGCATAAACTCTGTCCCAATATTGTGTAACTGGAATAGAACCTCCACCTGCACCTAAATAGACATTTGGAATAACTATAGGAACATAATTCACATGATGGATAAGTATATCTACTGTTCTAGGCACGGAAGCATTGTAGGAATATGTGGTCTCACCACTTGCATCTACATCCTCCACATGAAATACAACCTCTCCAGTAGAAGTATCAACATAGGTTACTTCAGAACCTTGTTTCAAACCTGAAAGTTTGTGTATAGCAGAAAGAATCACATTTATTGTTCCTCCGTAAGGGTTTTCTTGTTTCGAGGCATCCAGAACACACTCCGAATCTGCATATATTGTTACTGTTCCTCCACTTGAATTACGGAAGTCATAAGTGTTGCCATAACACTTGATTGCTTCAAATGTAAATGAACCTGAGACAGTAAACTCTATTGCACGTGGATTGTTGATGAAAATAGAATCTGTCATTTTGAAGTTAGTGTCATCAATCCTTACAGCTATATCATCAGCAGAAATGAACTGACATTGCTGAACTACTGTTTCTTCTATTTTCACTAATCCAGAGGCAGTGAACACTGTGTCTAAAACTTCTTTGCTAGTTGAATATGGTTGCAAATCAACTGAGTAGGCATCGTAGAATTGAGAACCATAAATACCAAAACCAGTAACATTTGTGTCAGTTGCTATAAGCTTGTACTTTGCATTCCCTACACTTCTGACAACTATTCCAGATGTACCTCTACCTCCTACTTTCTCTCCAAAGTATATGTATGTAGAATAAGAAGAAGAACCAACAAACTGAATCTTGTAAAAGTCTGCAGGTACTAGAGCATCTTTGAAGAATATGACTTTGTTAGTGTCTTTGAAATAAGTAGCAGCATCTGTCTTCCCAATTATAATAGGAATCTGTGCTAAGTAAGCTCCTTCTGAACGCCTAAAGACACCGTAAGCATTAGAAGTATCTGCTGAAGCGATGTCGTCAAATGTTGCCGGAGAAGTTTGAGTGCCATCATACACACCAATATAAGTACCAACTCTAATTGCATCCAACCATAAGTATGCTTTACCTGGAAAGCTGCCTCTTGCGACAACTGTTATCTTTGTTACTGCTGCCAAGTTAGGTGTACCAACTGTGTTATTGGGCGTGGTACTAGTGTGTATTGCATGACAAATGAAGCCATTGTGAGGTAACGTATCACTACCAGCGAAATACCATTCATAATAGTTTGTGCCATCACCAACTTGAATGCTTAAACCACCATTGGCTTTTGTGTTCAACCATGCAACTTTGCCAAGAGCAAACCAGAGATAGATGACTTTGTTTTGTAAGTTTGTAGATGTACAAGAGAATGTCCAATAACGGACAGTCGTAGTAGAAGCAGAATAAGAATAAATTGAACCAGTTCCTTGAACGAACTGGACTGTGTCAACGGCTAAACCAGTTCCAGTCCAATCCGTAATGCTGTCACAACTTGAGTTGCCAGTTGTTGCTCCAGTAAGAAATGTTAGATCTGTTATAACTGTTCCTGCCATTTCCCATCCTCCTGTATTCTAACTAACCAAGGTCTAGTTTTCCCAGCTGTTGGATATGCATGTAGGAGTTTGACTGCTCCATCCAAGTATATTTCATAACCAGCATCAAGTATTCTATCACAGAAAGAATAGTCTTCAGACTTGGTTCCTATTGTAGGATAAAAGAAAACGTCTCTGTTCTGGATAATGTTTCTTGAAATACAGAAGCAACCCATTCCAGCACCTACTGCCAGGTGAAGTTCTGGTGGGCAATCACTGAGTTGCACAGCAAATTCTCCATTCTTTTTCCTCTTTTTCAAGTCTACTTTCAGTTTCTTTGGTATTTGTTTCTTTAGTAGTGGATCAATCAAGAATGCACCACATATCCACATGTAATTAGGATAAACACTTCTACGATAGCAACCTCCAACTGCATCTTCCTTATGTGATATCAATCTGGCAATCATGTCTCTTCTAACTGGGAACACATCATAGTCAAGAAAAATAGCATATTCTGGATTCAGTTGTCTTGCACGTGTAAGCAGTAGATCTCTCACGTGAGCAATTACTTCATACTTATTGTCTTTTGTAGCATCTTCTCGTGTCCATATTCGAATGACTTCATGAGGATAGTCCCAATTCCAAATAAGTTCAAGAGTTCTATCAGTGCTATTGTTTTCACAGAATATAACTTTCTCTGGTCTAGGATCAAGTGCTTTGATCATTTTCTCCCATGCTGACCAGACTTCTTCAATGTCTCGAACAGGGACAAGAAGAACAACATTTTTAGCTACATTGTTGGAAGGATGTAAGATCCATGCTTGTTGTTTGGCTAACAATACTCCATCTATAGTGATTGTCTCTATTTGCATCTAAGTCTTCTCCTTCTTTTCAACTGGTATTTTCTCTTCAGCTAAATATACTTCTTCTCCCTTGATCAATAAGTCTACAACCAGAGCTTGTTTGAACACTGGTGATGGTCTCCAGACAAGTGTAAGAGGAGCTATTTCTCCTGGTTGTAAAGTAACCGGTCCTGTGACCTTCAAGACCTCAGTAGGAGGAAGATGAGCAAATTCATAGATTAAGTTAGTCAATACTGCTTTAGAATCATTCTCAATATAAATGGTCAGAACTTTTTCTTTCCCTACAGGAACTTTGCCAAAGCTTATTTTGTCTAAAGGAATCTTCTTCTCTGGATCTGCCCAAAGTCTCATCCTTATTCCTCTTGTGTCTTCAACCATTTCTCTATTAGTTCAAGTTTCTTCTTCTTGAGTTCTAGTTCCAGTTGTTTCTCTTCTGGTGTCTTCTTTCTCTTCTCTAGTTCTTCTTCGATGATCTTCTTAAGCATTTCATCTTCAAGTGAATGTCTCTTCCGTATCTGTTCTCCTTGCCATGTATGTAGTTTATTCTTCTTTATCCATCTAGTTGCTTCTTCTACTGTCCATTCATCAGAGACTTTAACTCTAGAGACACGTGCTCCATGGATAGTGCCTGGTCGAGGATAGAGACAAACAAGAATGTCCAAAATCTGTTTTGGAACTTCCAAGTCTGGTAAGTATTCCTTGTAACTAGGTTCACAACGAGAAAACGCTTTGTGATCATAAATCTCTAACCAGTAATAGTCCCATCCTTGCTTCTTGATAACATTGAATGGTTTGAAGAAATCACCTTTTGCAGGATCTCCNGTNCCAGCAAGAGGGTGAGGGACTTTAGCTCTCTCGAANANTCCTTGTCCATCTCTTTCTATGTACACAAAGTATCCTTTNAGTTTCTTNCCATTGAATTCCATAGAGATAAATCTTGGTGGTGTTACATCTATNAGATTAACTGTNCCTTCATCAACTGGAGTGACATAAGTAACTAAGTCACCAACCATCATCTTCGTCTTTGGTTCTTTGATAGCCATCCATTTCTCTATTTGTCTACATATCTTGTACANTGCTCTGACACCTTGTCCTTCTTCCTTTAAATCAAGAGGATTACCCCAGATATTGAACTCAAANCCTTTGCTTATCCTAATGTCCCAATGCTTCTTNAGTCCTTCTGGTGTTTCTATCTCATGTTCTTGTAAGACAAACTTAGCTTCTTCTAACTGCATTGTCTCTTGTGAGAGACGTTCAAATGTATAGATGGGAGACTTTTCTTCTTCTTGTGTTATTCGTACTTTACCTTTCAAGTGTTGACCATTGAAGTCCACATCCCAAACATCAATACCATCTTCTGTCTTCTCATCTACTATACAAGTGCCTTCATCAATGACATACATCTTTCCTGTCAATGTCTTACTTGGATTGTACTTTGTGTTGGGTGGTACATCTCCTTCATAGTCGAACCACTTCTTGTCAACAACACCTTCATACTCTAATGGTAATGGTGAGAAACGAGTGACATCATAGTCACATATCCATGAATAGACTTTGTCACCAATCTTGATTCTTAAGAACCATCTTTGGTTTGGTATTCCTCTAACAACTATTTGTCCCATGTATGATAGATAACCTACTGCAAACTTGGCTTGTTTAGATTCTTCTTCCTCTTCAGACTTTGCTCCTTTCTTCCACTGTTCTTTGACCCANGCTAACCATTTCTCATACTTCTCTCCTTTCCTCCATTCAGGAGGTATTGGTATGTAGTCTTTAGGAGGTACCCATTTCTTCTCCATTCCTCTGCCAAGTGCATATGGTTCTTGATCAGATGGTACCATTACTCTCCACATAAGTTCTGTACCTGGTTTAGGTCTCTTAGTCTCTGGATCAATAACTTGGACGTTAACTGCACGGACAACTACACGTGTCCAGTCATTTCCACCAAATGGCATATCCTTTGAATCACTCTTCAAGAAGTACTCATGAAAATAGGGTTTTTGACAGTTGTGGGTGATGGCCGGGGTAAGAATGCTGTGGTCTTCTGTTTCAAGATTATAGACAATTCCACTCCAAGGTTCTTTCCTAATGCCTGCTATTGAAACATAATACTTTTCACCAGCATCTGTCCATGTTTTTGAGTGCTCAGCCAAAGTTATCCCATTAGGATGGACAGTTGGAATGCAGAAAGCAAGAGCTAAAATAGTCGCTTGTTCAAGCAGGGTAGGATTATAGATAGCTATCCTTTTAGTTCTATTCTTAGCCAAATATCCATCTGCTTTATACCAGTATTCAAAGATTTCTTTAATGCATTCTTTATCCAATTTAAATATCCATGAAGGAATATACTTCTTGCCCTCCTTGTAGAATTGGCGGAAGAACGTTGCAAGTCGCTTCGAACATACATAAAGTTCTATTGCATTTTGTCTTGTTCTTGCTCTTGGTTGGCCCCATTTCTCAAGTATTTTGTATAGTTCTCGAAGTGTTTCTCTATCTTGTCGCTTCAATCTATTGAAATAGAACGCAACAGTATAATTTGAAGCATAACCATCTCCAATAAAGAACCCAATTAATTTGCATAGATCAGTTGGAAGTTTGAGATCTCCTTTAAGTTTTGGCACAACTAACTTATCTCTTCTAGGATCAACACGAGAAGCTTCAATCCATTCTTCTCTAGTTTCAACTGGATGTTTGCAACCGTGCTTAAGGCAATAACACTTGTCGAAGCAGTAGTGAGAGAGGCCATGATGACATTCTCTGTAACTTCTTTTAACCAAAATTGGATGTTCATCAGTAACTTTGAATGGCATCAAATTGTGGGGCACAATTCTGTAGAGATAACCATGATACATTCTAAAGAACTTGTTCTTAACTTTGACAAATTTGCCTTCTTTACCTAGGACTAGATCTCCAGGTTCTATATGTTCTATGGGCTTAAGTGTAGGATTAGCAACTATCTTTTGTCCTATCGGGAAACACCCGAAATAGACCTGTCCTTTGTCTACAATAACAAAGACTCCAGGATGTTCTTTTGTAGCACCTACTTGCCCTGGTTTCACAACACCTTCTACAGTCAGCCAGACTTTTGGTTGCCTTGCTTTTGTTTCTGCTCTAAACCCTTTGTTCTTATTGTTCTTGTTGAATTCTATTCCTACTTTCTTTATCATCTCTTTTGCTTTCTCTACTGTATGAGTTGTTTCTGGTACACCTCCTGGTGTGAGTACTGTCCAACCTACAAGATGATCATTGGCTTCCATTCTCCAGTCTGTGTGAACTGAACGTCCTCGTATGTGCCATTGCATTACGTAGCGAAGTTTCTTGTTCATTGGTGGATATTCCATGTAGGGTGCTAGAAAGAAGCCAGGTGACTCTGGTTCTCCTTCTTTTGGTGGCTTGGTTGTCTTGAGTATTTCTAACCAGTTTATCATCTTAGGACTTATTCTCATTTATCTCCTCCCCTGTGTCTTCGTCTAATTCACTCTTAACCTCATATTCTTTGTAGCCATAGTAATAAGACTTAACAAATCTGCATCTGTAGTGATTAGCAAACTTGCAGACAATTGGATACTTCAGGTACTCTACTAAGACTTTGCTTAACATGTAACGTGGTATTCTAAATCTATCTTTCAATGGGCAAATAGTGCTATCCAACCAGTAAGGACATAATGGCAAATTGATAATTTCAGTAGCTAGTTGTTCCTTTGGTGGGCCTGTACCTATTGCAACTAGTTTCTTGACTACATCAATAGAGTCTGGTTCTTTCTTTGCTGGATGCTTCCCGTCATAGTACGGAAACATCCAAGTATTTTTGCATAGTCCTAGTCCTGCTCCATCTACAAAATTACCATCTGAAGTCTGGATGTCATAAGTGTATCCTGAGAACTTTCTTCGGAAAATGTATCTCTTAGTACAGGCCTTTCTCCAGTATCTAACAGGGTCTATTCTTAGACACGAATGATTAGGACGAATAGAGAAGTTCTTCCCATTCATAGCATAGAGGAGAGAAAGTCCAGAGAGAAGTTTTCTAGAGGCTGAAGTAAGGCCTTTTCCATAAGTGCCATCTCCTTGACTCAATGTTTTCAAGAACTCCTCTTGAAATTCTCTCTTAAGCATGAAAATCTCTTCAGGGAAGGTCTTATTCTTCGCACCCTTGCCAACAAGAGAAGTAACTAAGTCATACAACGGACGAGACCACAAGACTAAGTTCCACGTCTTAGAAGACCTTATCATTTCCCAGTTTGGCTTAGCATCACTAATTAGCATAATGTCTGAAATTAAGCTTTCTAGCCACTCTCTATTGTTGTTGCTGATTCTAACTCTGTAAGAAGTCTGATTTTTCGATGCACTTCCTTCTGCTGCGTATGCTCCCAAGAACCTCATAAGAGCCTTAAGCCTCTCTCCTTCATATACGGCATAGACAAATCTTGGAGACCAGGAGAAGTTATTGTCAGTAAATGGAATGCCTGAAGGTTTGAGATAAAGTTTGTCTCCTTCTCTCTTGTAACCAGGCAAAGAGATTTCCAATTTTTCCTTCTCTCCAATTCTTGGTATTGAACGACAGACTTTGATTTCTGGATTCGTTTCCACATCAACTACATTCCCTTCCTTGTCTATCACAGAATGACCAGGTGTAACTTCAATTTCACAACCTCTTTGAACCAATTTTATTAGTTCACCATTAGTTGGGTGTCTCGAAATACCCAAGATTGGACTCCACCTAAATTCTTTACCATTCCAAGTGATAGTCTCTAAACCGGAAACNCTTTTTGCTTCATTAGGACCTATCAACTCAACAGGGCTTTCAATGCTTTCAAAGAGTTCCTCAACAGTCAAGAGTTTAATGCCTTTCTCTGTCTTAATTGGTATAACTCTATCAGGAGCAATTGAATAGTATAACTTTCCTTTCGGATCTTTGAACTCAGCTACTCGTATTGGTCTAACAACTATAATGTCTCCTGGCTTAACCTTCTCTGCTGTAGCATAAGTCCTGCCAATGTAGAGATAGCATTTGTTTCCTATTTTGACTACATCTTTCTCTCGGTACTTTCCTACATCAGAACATGGTATAGCAAATATACAGTCATACAAGTACTGAGGCAATGGTTTCCCTTCTTTTGTCTTCTTCTGAACTACTTTCCAAACCATTACATCTATTTCTTTTAAGTTCTTAAGTTTAGCCCATTCTGCTGTTCTGTTCTCACCAGAGTACTTGATTGGATACCTGGAGTCTATGGCCTTAGCAACTACTCCTTCCGAGCCTGGCAAAGATCTATACTTCTTGACTAATCTGAAGAAGGTCTTCATGTCATAGGCTATTTCTCCACCAACCTTCTTCCAGTGTCGAAGACCTTGTGGAAACACTTCATCAATGGCCTTCCACCTCTCAAGGTATCCTTTGTCATTGATGGCTTCTCCATTGAGATATGTACAATCATGAACATGGAATATTATGTATTCATCATCTAACTCTTTTCTTTCAGCACCTATCCACTTGATCATTTCTTCTCTGGCTATTGGTTCACAGTATTCTATGTCATTAACTTTCTTTCCACCACAGTTGTACTCTACCATTTCAGCATCAAGGATAAATGAATCAGCCTTCTTGTTCTTGAGCAATTCTTCTACTGACTTCTTGAAGACTGATGCTCTNTCACGTTGTCTATCTTCTGTAATTATCTTCACCTGGTTACCTTTGCAGTGTATTTGAAACCTCATGCCATCATACTTCTTTTGTATCATAATGCCTCTGTCAATGTAATGCTTAGCCCACTTCTCCCACATCTCTTTTACATCCCAGAACTCATTCTTTTCAAAGCCTGATTTTGGTTTGAGTCCTATGTAAGGTTTGAAGATTTCTGCCTTCTCTCCAGCTAAGAACTCAAATGGTGATGTTCTCTTCATTTCTTCTGGTGATACTTGGACAAAGGCTAGTCTATATAGAGGAACAGTGTAACCAATGTGTGGTCCTTTAGCATCCCACACAAAGTGGAAACGTCTAGCTACTTCTGGGTTGTTAGCAGACACAGCATCAAGGAACGCATGAATAGTTGGTACATGATACCACCCTTGTTTGAACAACAAGTCTATATCATGGGACGTGGGTATCTTGCCTTCATTGACAATTCTGCCACACAAGTAGACATGGATTGGATCAGAGACAACAATCTCTTTTGGAAATGCTTTCAATGCTTCTTCTAGTGAGATAAAGTCTTCATCTTTGAGGATTTCTTGTGGCTCTCCTATTTCTGGCTGAGGATACTCAACAACTTCAAGTGCAGAACGTCTATCTAGTTCATCTCCCAACCATGGATGTTGGATATTTCGGTGTTTCATTTCATTCCATACAAAGATGTGTGCATTCTCCAATGGTTCTGTTACTTTGCCTATTTCCTTCTCCAATTGGTGTAAACGATCATGCAGTTTCTTCAATTGTTCATCGGAGAGCGTTTTGACATATACATCATCTATCTGTTCCAAGTCTGCTCTCGTGACCTTCTCTGGATCTAACTTAGCTTTCTTCTCTTCATCTTTCCAAGGAATATTCTTTTCACCTATCTCTCTGATAACATATTCAAATAGTTCTCTAGCATACTTCTTGTATGTTTCTGGTCTGTTGAATGT